TTGACTCAGCAGAGTCAGTAATAAGCTCTGAAGCTAACATATCCCCTTCAAAAGAAAGTTTAGACCACTCATCTGCTGATTTAAGTGCAAAATCACCTGACGCAAGTAATGACACTTTGTGGAATGTATAAGTGTAAGATACACCTGTTGCTGAATCTCCAACAAAACGTAAAATACCTTCAAGTATACTCTGCATGAAACCTTCAATAATAATGTCGTCATACGCATCATTATCTGCGGTTACATGTAATATATCAGTAGCTATGATACCACCTGAACCACCTGTAATTGCTGTAATTGTTGTTACACCATTTAGTGTGCTCAATGAATAATCATCATCAAGGTCATATGTTGTTGTATCTGTATCATCTTTAACTACAATAGTAGCTGTGTCAAGATGTTTTACACCAATTTCATACGCAGTATCCATTAATGTCATAGTAACAAAACCTAACGAGGCTGTACCTGCAATAGCGTTTGCAATAACCGCTACTGTGTTGTCATCACCTAAAAATGCTTTACTTAATAGGTCAGGACTAATCTCAACCGTTTCAATCGCTAATTTACCTGTTACTTTTTTAAGGATTGACTTATCCTCAACTGTGACATCACCTTCTGTGTTGTCATGCTTTAGTGTTTCAATCTCGGTAGAAAATGCAACGTTTTCAGTTCCACCAAAATCAGATTCTGTACCTGCAACCCCATCAACGATTGGAGTGAAGTAAAGTTTACCGCCACCTGTGTTATAATATTTACTTTGTGCCATTTTTAACTCCTATGGTCTTTTAACCATTATTTTAGCTTCAAACATCAAATAATCTACTTCCATCTCACCCTGAAGTTGTGCCTCAGAACCTATAAAGTAAAAATTCATATCGTTTAAAATACACTCATCAATAAGTGCGTCAACTAATGATTCATTATTAATAGCTACGATTAATGCGATTTTAACTGTGCGAGTTGCACTGTTGGGTGCTTGTAACCTAGCTATAACTATTGCTCTTGGTGATACTTCATCTTCATCTTTAGCTCTAGCAATAAGCTTTGACATTACATCTGCCTCTGTTAAATTTTTATTAACCATAACCTATACCTTTTGTAAAAATAAATCAACACCTAATTGATTTTCATCAGGTGAATAATCTACAATACCATACACGATACTGTCAATCTCTAAAGTAGCTTTATTCTTTTCAAAAACAGGTATGTCTTCAAATGCACACCAAGCGTGATAAAAAGTAGCTCCTGTTTTGTCAAGAGGCTCTTCAAAAAATTGAACTTGTATCTCTGTGACTACTGAGTTGTAATCTAATTTGGCAACAACACTAAAATCTCCTGTTAAGAAAATATCTTTAACGTCTTTTGCTAATTGAATATCAAACTCAGTAGCCATCTGCTTACCCTATTTTAACAGCAACATCACCATCAGTAGTACCTGCTTTAGCACTCCAAGCGATACCTGCACGGATATTAGTACCTGAATCATCATCTGTGGTTACTTCTGACTCACTTGCATCCCAATATAGAATGTCACCTACAACGATTGCAGGTGTGTTTGCACCTGTGAATTCATAAACACCAACAGTGTCAACTGAGATGTCATCACCAATAGCACCTGCTGTTTGAGCAATACCAATGCTATCTGCGAAAATAACAACGTCACGTACAACAGTGGTGACTAATGCAACCATGATTAAAACAAAACCATCATATAATTTATTCATAAGAATTTCCTCTTTTATTTATTTTTTTTTATTTTGATGCGTAAGCAAAAAGCTTACACATTACCTTGATAAAGACCTCTATAGTCTTCAACCATAACACCTACATCAAATACACCCTCATAGATTGTGCGAGAGATTGTAGAGTCATTCATCTTAGTGACAGGTGAACGATTTGTACCTGCAAGATAACCCATTTTCAGAGTTCTATATTCAGCAAGTAAATACCAAGCTGTAGCAGACTCAATCTCAGGGTCTACGATTAACTCGTATGCGTTTTGATTAACATTTGGAACACCTGTGTTACCCTCTCCAACTTTATTTAAAGCACCTAAAATCTCTTTAGCTGTAACCTCTAATGCAGGTGAAACAAGTAAATATTTAGGAACAATATTTAAAGGTGTTTTACCATCAATAGATTTGTGCTTAGACATAGCAAGTTTACCTGCGGATAAAGCTGTTGAGCTAAGTGCATCAGTTGCTTTATTGTTACGACCTGAAACCCAAATACTTGAACCATCTGCCATTTTATAGCTTGTGTAATCACCTTTATTTTGTAAAAGGTCATATGCAATACCATTTGCAGTAGTCATAGCCATACGAGCAAAAGTTTGAATCAGAGTTGTGAAATTACCTAAATCATCATTGATAATCATTTGACGTGTAATTACAAATTTATTACCAAATGTTTCGATGTTCCAAGTTTCACCTTTTTCTTTAGCTTTTAGCTCTTTTAAATCACCGTTTTCAAGTGTTTTATCAAGGCGACCACCACCTGTAGTAGAAGTAAGGTCTGACATAACTCTAAAGTCAGGAACATCAACCTCTTTCATCCAAGCTTTAAAAGTACCTGTTTGAGCTTCAAATTCAGCAGTTAAAACTCTAGCACCAACTGATTGTAGTAATAGAGGGAAATCACCTGTTAAAAGTGAACGCTCTGCAATTTTACTAGGGTCAAAACTTCTTTCACTCTCAGGTAAAAGAGCATTACCAATAGATGTAAGTGATGCGTGACGATATTGTTCAGAACCTTCAGCAGGTGTCGCAATTACAGCACCAACTCTCATAGCAAGACCATCTACCATAGCATCAATCATTTTACCACGAGCAGATTGGTCATCTGTGCGTTGTGAATGAGACTCAGTTTCACCAACTTTTATATCCAAGATTTTAGTTCTAACTGTTTCAACTGTCATTGTAGTATCTTCTACCCAAGCATCACGTTGTGATTGGTCAATGTCATACTTAAGACAAATTGCACCAACAAGTGATTGACGTTTAAGCTCTTTGTTTTCATCTAAGAGTTTTTGTCTCTCATCTTTAGCATCAACATCACGTTGTTTTTGTAAGTCAAGCATTTCCGCCTGTTCCTCTGTGTTGCGTTTTACCATAGCTTCCAAATCGGCTAGGCGTTTTTTTAATTTTTCATCCATCTCTGAACTCCCATCATTAAATTCACCTTCTCTTTTTTTAGCACCACTATCGAAACCAATCCCCACAGCAGAAACTTCAAAAATATCAAAGTCAGTAACGGTTACGTTGTCCCGTTCATTTTCAGCACCTTGTTCAACCTTATAGTCACGAATCTCGTAACCGATTGAAACATCTGTCAATATGCCTTCTGAATATTTACTGAACACCCGTTGAGAGTCCTCATCACTACCAAAAGTTACATCACCAATTAATTGTCCATTTTCAACTCTCGTATTTGAGACTTTACCAACAGCACTATCCACACTACGATAATGGTCTTTGAAGAATGTATTTAAACGCTCTACATTAGCACCGCTAACATCTAGTGTTTCATCATAATACTCACCTGAACCCCAATCAAAGCGTTTACCTGAGTTATCATCGCTGACAAACACAAATGAAAGTGTATTAGTTTCGTCATCTTTACGACTAACGCTAACTGATGAAGCTCTTGTTTGTGTGATACCTTTTAGAGCTTCACGCTTCATATCTGTAGCTTTTAATGCTTCTAAACCATCTAATTCAGATTGTTCTACGTCTGTACGAACTGACATACCTAAAAGCTTAGTATATCTATCTCTTTGAGTCTTATTCATTACTTCTTCCCCTTTTTGTTATTAGCTGACTCACCACCTGTTTGATGTTCATCAACTTCTGTTTTACCACTATCATTATCATCTTCTGCATACTCATCACCAAGTGGCAATTTATACTTTATTTTTAAATCTCTCTCTTTTGCTTTCTTAATTAAGATTTGCTCATAATCTTCACCCATTGAATTAGCAACATCTGTTTCACATGTAAGATTGTTTTTAATCTTCTTCTCAATAGCTGTAATCTCTTTAAGAGGGTCAACTAAATCACGTTTTGGCATAATCCACTTAGGTTTTACCCACTTAAACGGGTCTTTTTCAAAGCAACTCGCCTTGATTCTACCCAATAAAATCTCTGTTTCAAGCCATGTAGAGTACACATCGTTTAAGATGTAATCAACTAAATGTGTCTGTTCAAAGTCAAAACGCTTAAAATCTTGCAAT